CTGTAGAACTGCTGCTGCCTTTAGAAGTTCAGAGAAGTCCTTGGCAGGCAGATCAAATTCCACAACTGGATTGGGCATAGACACCCGCTTGTTGGTGTGGTTCACCAACTTCTCGTCGCAGTAGTAGTACTTCATTGCAGACTTGCCGTTCTTGATACCAATGTAGTTCTGCTCAAATGTGAAATCAGGGTCTTTGAACAGACTAACGGTTCCCAAGAACTTGTTCAGATCGTAAATACAGAACTGCTTTGGGAAAGTTTCGTCCACCTTGGCTTCCACCATGATGGTCTTGGTATTGGACACGGTGCTGATGGTGTTGCCCGTCTTTACCATGATTCCAGGATTGATAGCCGAAAAATTCTTGAGAATATCAAGAGTACGCTTACTGATCTTCATGGTATCACTCTTCGTCGCTGTAGTCATCGTATTGTCCCTTTCTTCCAGAGTTTATGTCATCCACCCAATCACGCAAATTTTGACGATCTTGATGTCGCCGTACACGCTTCTTACGCTTGTTCATTTTCTTTCGTGCTTGCCGTGCTTCACGATCCATATCGTCCCAATTGTAATGCGGCTCCATCAAAAGTCTCCTATATCCGAAATGAGGTTCTTGAGTCCTTTGCTAATCATGTAGTTCAAAATCTTTGAACGATTAGCCTTAAACGGTTTGTTCCATTCCTCCATGATACGCTCTTGGTATTCTGTAGGAATGCACAGATGCGAGATAAGAGTCTCGTTTCTGTTCCAATTGGCTGCAACGGCATCAGGAACCTTGCCGCTTTCAGCCCAAGACTTTTCCAATTCCTCTAATCGCTTACGGGTAATAGGCTTTTGACGCTTGCCGTCTGTGACAAAACAATCGTCTTCAGACAGCACATTCGGAACACCATCTGAAGAATCACCCTTCACAATGTGTTCAAACAAGAAAGTTTTTGGATTGTCAATTGTGACAAACTTCTTCTGCATGGGCGAATACTGCTGCACTCTATTGTAGATTTGCAGTTGCCCAAAATCTTTGTCTCCACTCAGGATCATAACAGGCTCCTGCTCATGTAGGTTTCGTGCAAGCACAGCAATCACATCGTCGGCTTCGCACCCTCTCACGGATATGTTCTTGTACGGGAACACTTCACGAACCTCTGTTCTGATGGTGTCCATAATTTCGTAAAACCGCTTCCACATGTCGGGGTTGTCTTTGCGAGCCTCACGACGAGAAGCCTTGTAGTGTGGAAAAAACTTGCGTCTCCACGAGTACTCACCGCCCTGCCCTTCTTGGCATAACACGAGTTCGCCGTACTCCTTGCCGAACCGCTTGCGGTACATGCGGTAAGTGTTCAGCACCATATGACGAATCAGGGACTCGTCGGTGTAGTCCAAGTCCCGTTGTGCAAACAGGGACGACATAATCACTTGGCTGTTGTCTACGAGAATCATAGTGTCTTTAGCAACAAGCAGTGCTTGTTGATCCTTCCTGTTGGAGCCGCAGTCTTGGTCTTGGCATCTTCAAGTGCCTTGAGTAGTCCTGCTGTTTTCTTCAACCACTCTTCCCACTTACGCACAGTTTTTTCATATGACTTGGCGGTGTCCCATCCTGTAATGGTAGACCCCTTGACACTCAACCCTGCTTTGGGTTCAGCGGCAATGAATACTGTAGCCTTGTGGTTCTTGGTGTTGAACACGAGCAGTCCTTGAGCACCAATAATACCACGAGGATCAACAGACTGCAAGCCGCTCTCGCTCTTTTGGCAATACTTTAAACGCTTCACCAATTTTTCAGGGTTCACCTTGCGGGGCTTGCGTGGCTTACGGGTGGCACTCATGCCACCAATTTTTGAATCCACAGCCGCCACCGCTTCGTTGAATATTTCAAGTAACCGCTTCTGTGCAGGTCTTTTCAAATATGAATACCCCTCAACCAGATCGGGATCAGTCTTGGAGTACGCGGCTTGCATTTCCTGTGCAACAGTTTGCAGCCTTTCTTTGACAATGAGTGCCGTTGGGCGGGTCATGGTCTTGGAAGCGATCCACGGGGCTATAGACGGCTTATACCGCTTGCTGCCAACCCCTGCGAACGCTTCGTCAATCAGGGGTTCTAGTTCCACAAGGGTGTCGTTAGCCTTGGCGCGAAGGCGGTCTTGAATATTTGGAGCGTCCTCGTCCGCAGGTGCCGCTGCACGGGTTTCTGCCAACAGATCAGTAATGTATTTTTGAATTGTCTCTGCCTGTTCAGGTGTCCACTGGTAGCCACGAGACTCCATGCGGCAGTACGGGCACACCAAGCGTAGGGTTCCCTTGGACACACGAGACACCATTTTGGCATCGTCTTTGCGTCCCTTGCTCTTGAACCACTCGCTGATCCACTCCCGTGCATCAGATGGCGAGAAAGACTGTCTGTAGAAATACATGCCACGATCCAGTGCTTTGGCACGGGCTTCGTCGCTTGCAAAGTCTTCAGGAGTAAACAGCGGTTCGTCTCCGCCGTTCAGGATTCGCTGTACTCGTTCTTTGGATAGTTTCTTGCTCATGGTGTGCATAGACGGCTAAAGTTGTTCACCTTCTTGAATGTAACTATGTTGGCAAATTTGTCAAGCAGTTGGTCAGATTTATGACTAATTACGAATACATTATTTGCTGCACCCATATTTTGGAGAATCTTTATGACTTCTTCTGTGCCTACTCCGTCCAAAGACGAATCAAATACTTCATCCAAAATAAGCAGATTGGTGTTGGCTGAATTCTTCATTTTGGCAATATCACGCCACGCCAACAGGAGCGACACATCTATTCGCAGTTTCTCGCCTTCGCTAAAGTTTTCGTAGGAGAACTCGTCGCGGTGGCGGCTCTTGATGATTTCCACAAAGTCCTCGTTCAGCGTGAACTGTGCAAAGAAATCCATAGACACCAAGTACTTGTTGATAATTTTATTCAGGGCAGGAATGTACTTCTTGATAATCTTACGCTTGATGCCGCTGTCCTTGAGCAGCATGGTGGCAATCTCCATTGTGTGGAGGTCTTCCACTACACCCTTACGCTCGTCTTCTTTTTCACTCTGTTGCTTGTGGATGTCTTCAAGGGCTGTACGCTCGGTAACAATACTATCACGCTCCGCAATCGTCTTGGTTTGCAGATCGCGTAACTGCTTGATGTACTTTTTAGACGCGGCAATAGCAGAATCAGTTTTAGCAACCTCTGTTTGTTTAGCACTCATTTTGTGAGACTCACTAACCAATTCTTCTAATGCAGTCTTCTCCTTGGTTATCAAGTCTTCAAGTTTGGCAATAGCCGCTTCTAGTTCAGTCTGACGAGCCTGTTTCTTGGAAATCATGTCATCGCGGAACGACTGGGGCAGATCGTGCTTGCACACAGGGCAGTCTTCGTTCTTGCGATAGAAATCACTTTCTTCCTGTGCCTTCTTGATTCCGCTGCTCATTTGCTTTTTCAAAGCAGTATACTGATTTAAAGAGTCTCGCTTGGCTTCAATTGCAGCAGCGTCCGCAGTCATGGACGCAATGTCTGCTTGTAGGGCATCACGCTTTTGTAGCAGCCCGTCCATCGCGGCTTGCTCTTCTGCTTCTTGTGCCCGATACGATTGGAGTTGAGAATCAGACTTCTGCTCAATTTTTGAGATCAAATCCTTCTTGTGCTCACTCTTGAGTTTCAGGGTGGATATTTCAGTCTCCACGCCTCTTAGAGTTTCCTTTGCGTCCTGTAGCCGCGACTTTAGTACATCGTTCATCTTGGAGAACACATCAATATCCAACAGGTTTTCCACGATGCCTCGGCGGTCGCCTGCGGGTAAACGCATGAACGGCACATAGTTGGTGGAACCCAAAATCACTACCTGACAAAAAGTCTTGTAGTTCATCTTGAGAACTTGGGATTCAAGAATTGCCTGATAGTCCTTGGCATTAGCAGTCTGTTCCACAGGCTTGCCGTTTAGTTCCATAGTGAATACTTTGGGAGCCAGCCCACGAGTCACTTTGTAAGAGTTGCCGTTCACATTAAATTCTATCTCTACAAGACAGTCCTTGCCGTTAATGGAATTTACAAGTTGTGGCAGGTTGACACCACGATACGGCTTTCCGTATAGCACAAAGGTCAAAGCATCCAACAGGGTGGTTTTGCCTGCACCGTTTTCACCACAGATCAGCGTGGTTGGATGCTTGTCCAACTTTACCTCTGTGAAAGTGTTGCCTGTGCTTAACAGGTTCTTCCATCGAATTTTAGTGAACTGAATCATTGCTGTTTAGTGTTTTCCAGTGCTTGTGTTTCGGTATACAATTCACGCAGCAGAGTCTTGAGACGAGAGGTGTCCACATTCTGTAGACCGTCAATCTCACGATTTATAATCGTAATAGTGTCCTCTGTCAAGTCCACCTTTTCTTCTTCAGCCGTTGACGGTGCCAAGTCTTCAATAATCGTAACTGTATGTGGCTGATGTGCGTATAGGGAGTCAACGAATTTCTCAAACAGATACGGCTTGGTCTTGGTTTCCACAACTACCCGAACATATTTGCTTTTGACTCGTGCTTCTTCCACTTGGATAGGAGTGGCAGGATCGGCATCGGTGTCGTTGTATCGTAGTTGTGTAAAGATGGTATACGGATTAGGAATAAACTCCAAGTCGCCCGTATCGGTGTCTAGTACATGGAATCCCTTTTTGTCACCGTAATCGTTCATAGTGATCTGATACGGGCATCCCAAATAATGAACATTTCCACGGCTGTGACGAGTATGAAAGTGTCCTGTGTATACTGCGGAGTATCGCTTAAACAGATCAGAACTCATGCCTCCCGAAAACGGAGTGTTACGCAATACCTGATAGCCGTCTAGTTCCAAATGCCCACACAAAATATCTGTGGGTGCAGTTTTGATGAAATCCAATGCTTCGGCTTCGTTTTCCTTGTTGATCCACGGCAACAAGGCTAGCGGTCGGCGGTCAAATTCCACAACCTGTGGCTTTTCGTATACCACGAACCGATCTGAAAACAGTTCCCGTAGAGAATTTACGCTGCTAGTGTTCTTGTAAAAAATATCGTGATTGCCAAGAAGTACATGGAATTCCGCACCCGTCTTTTCTAATCGCTTCACAAAGCCTTCGCGCACCGCATTCAGGGTTGAGAAGTTCACAAACTTGCGACGATCCAAAAAGTCGCCAAGGTGCAGAATAGCAGACGGCTGATGCGTTTCCACCCACGGGAAAAACACGCGGTCAAAAAACCGCATGAAGTGCTCCATGAATACAGGAGAATCGTTTCGTGCCCCAAAATGGGTATCAGTAATAATTGGCAGTTTCACTTCTTGCCTTTAACCTTTTTCTTTTTCTTGGGCTTCTCTGCTGCTGCCTCTGGTTCTTTCTTCTTTTCAAAATTCTGAATGTCTGTTTCAGTCAGCACCGAAGGCTTGTTTTCTTCACCGCCCAAGTAGTTTTCGCGGAACCACTTCTTTAAAGTGGAATCCACATCTGAATTTTCTATCTTCTTGAGTTTAATATACGCTTGCTTCTTTTCCTTGGATATTCGTCGGAGGAAAGCGTAGTAAATGATCTGTGTAAAATACGAGAACGGATTCTTGGACTTGCGTGGATTGAAATTATATGCGTACAGCAGACAATTTTCAATTCCGTCCGAGATCATCTCGTCACGATACGGATAGTTTATAAAATTAGGCTTGCGAGACAACCGATCAGCGATTGCCATGAAGCACTCGCCAATATAAGAA